GAGTGCCGGGCAGGGTGGCAACAGTTAGAGCGGTGACAACACGAACCGAGCCGGTGGTATCCAGCGCCAGCCTTGAAATCGAATCGGTGTGAACCTCAACGGTGCGAGCCGTACCACCACCGGAACCTTTCTCCGTACCGATGCGGAAGACGTTAGACGCCCACTCCAGCTTGCCGAGTTCGTAGTTGGTGCTGCTGGTGAAGGTGTTGTAGACGCGGAAGGTTTGGGCGTTAGTGGTGTTGCGCTGGGCGAGGATGCCTCCGGCGTCGCGGCGAAGGATAGTATCATGTGTTCCGCTACTGCCGGGGTTAGTGCCTGACGCAAAAGCCAATAGTCCAGTATCGCCTCTTAATCCAACAAAGGAAGATGTTATCGCGGTTCCGCCATCGCTATTATTTATGGCTGAGGCGCCGACATATATTCCTAAACTGCCTAATAACCAAACTCCTCTAGCAGCAGAATCAGAAGTTGTAACTGCAAATCTTTGGCCAGAGGCGCCTGTAATGTTAAATTTTGGAACAGTATTACTGTCAACCCCAGTAAAAGAAACTGCACTCGTCCCATTCACCTGCAGATCCAGCAGGTTCCCTGCAAACCCACTCGCCGCATTAACACCCAGGCCCGTGCCGCTGGTGCTCCAGGCGGTCGACGTAGCGCCAGTGGGCTCCACCAATACCTGAGGCTTGGTGGTGGTGCTGGTGCCACCAGTGAACCAGGTGCCAGTGAAGGCTTTGGCCGGGCTCGATGCGGTGGCGTTATAGCTGTTGATGAACCTGCCAGAGCTGGTCAGGATGCTGCCGTCATAGGTCAGCGTTGAGGCACCAGCATTAGCGCCAGCATTGTTATACAGCAGTTGCCCACTAGAGCCTGCAACTAATCCGACGGTGCCAGTGGCATCGGGAAAGCTGATCGTGCGGTTGGCGGTCGGGGTGACACACTGCACCGTGGTGGTGTAGGTGCCGCCATCATCTAGAACGATGTCACCGTTGACATCAAGCTCCTCGAATACCCCGTTAGGGCTATCGACCGTGTCGAGCGTGCCTGTAAATGGGTTGAACTTGTATCCCATGATCAGCTCCGGGTAACGGTGAGCAGGTTATTGCTGCCGTCATATGTCATTGTAAGCGTCGCAACCGTAGTACCGCTGGCACCGCCACGCTTAAACACCACTCCAGTCAGGTTGCTGCCTGTATATGTATTGCCGATGTAGTCATGGGTTGGGATTTCAAGCCCATCCCTCATGACTGCATCACCACCGCCAATGGAAATCATCATGACCGGCGAATTGCAACGTTACCAGGTCCACTTATTCTAAGCCCTGTCAGGTAACGCTCCATCAGCGGTGGCACCTTATCAGCACCAACAGCGCCGTAGCTTTCGCTGGGTGTCACATCAAGGCTGCCAATCTTGACATTCTTGTAATCCTCCAATCCGCTAAGCCCAAGCGCGTCGGTGTTGTTATGGAGGAACACCGCTAGCACGGTTTGCGCGTACTTGATTTGCGTTGGAATTTCGGTATCAGTGAAATAATCAGTAGTAATGCGAAACGGGAATCCAACCGCATAGGTGTTGATGTAAGTGTCAGGCTTGCGCACGCCAGTACGCGGCCATTGCAATGCCTGCGTATCAGTTGCCCTTGCACCTAGAAACCGCTCACGATCCAAGCGCTGCGTTGCAGTAAACAATGCCCGGTTGCGGCTGTCGGTGTTGCCGCTGCCCCAATGCTGCACATCAGCATCCTGCACAAAGCCGTCAACAATCGCTTGCGCTTCCGCCAGCGTCAGGTACGAGTTTGCGTCGGCGGCCCCTGGTGTGGCCACGATTACTACCGCCATTGTCCGGCTCCGTTGGTATCAGTTTAGGCTCTGGCATAGAAAGAGAGGCCGCCTCCGTAGAAGCAGCCTCACGCTCACGCAGTCGCCTGAAGGCGAACAAGCCCATATCAGGCTTCAGCGCCCTTGATGACGGCATAGTTCAGCACCAGCGCTTCGCTCGCGGTAGAACCGAGATTGGAAAGCGTAATGGTGAATGAACCAGCAGCAACGGCACTCACGCTGGCAACATAAGTGCCAGTGCTAGCGCCCGAGCGAACGGCTACCACAGGTACATCATTGAGGCCAACAAAAGAGTTGGTCACAACAAAGCTAACCTCAGCAGCGCCAGCAAGCTCGGCGTCGTCAGTAGTGATCTCACCAGCAGGCTTGTTGAGGGTGACCCCAGTAGCCTTGCTGGTTTCCTGGACGACAGCGCCGCCAGTACCTTCGGGATAACCAATCGCCTTGCCGGCGACAGTTTCAAAAATGGAAGCCATGATCAGTTACCTCAATCGAAGTTAGAGGTGTTTGTAGCCCGCACGATCCCAAGGTTCTTGAGTTCGTACACCTTCGACCAGTTACCAACCGTTGCCAGTTGAGCGCGGGTCGGGTTGGTGGTCGTCACGCCCCACTTAGCGCCAACTGGGTGGTAGCAGTAGTGCAGGTCGATCGACATGGCATCGCTCTTGGCGAGGATGTCACGGTCGGTTTCAGTCTGCATCCCCAGTTGCTCACCAGAGGCGACAGCGCCTTGGGTGAAGAAGTAGGTGGCGTACTCGGTGGAGGCGCCAGTGCCTTCGGTTTGCACATCGTCAGAGACGATCACGCGCAGACCCATGTAGGTCGGCACGGAGGTGTCACCGCCGTAAGCGCCAACCAGGCTGCCGCCAGATTGGGTGGTGGTGGTGCCGCGTGCATCAAGGGTGCTGACATAATCAATCGCCTTGCGCTCAACCAGGTCGTAGTAGACCTTCGAGTGCATGGCAACAGCAGCCAGCTTGTCGCCTTGATCGCCCAGCAGGCTGCGGGCTTCTGCAACGTGACGGGGGCTCAGCACGGTAGGGGTGTCGCCAGACTCGCCGTCAATGGTCAGACCAAAGAAGGCAGCAGACGAGCTGGTGGTGCCGAGGGTGCCGAAAACACCAGCAAGGCAAGACAGCAGATCCTTCTGACGTTGGTTGGCAACGTAATCAGCAATTTTGGCGCCGATGGCAGCCATGGGGTCGCTACCAGCAGCCAAGGCTGCAAGGTCGCGTGCCTCAAAGGCGCGGCCACGGTGCAGGATCACGCCAACTTGCTTATCAGCAGTGATCTTGCCGGGGGTCAGTGAGGTGCTGTCGGTCAGCACTTCAAAGTCGCCAGACAGGTTGGCCTTCCAGAAAGGCACGTTAATGAAATCACCACCCTCGGTTGCATTCAGCTCCGCCATGGGCTGCACCACACCGGATGCCAGGAAGGCATCACGTTGAGTGGTTTGCTCAATGACGTAAGGCGTAAAAATCTCGGGGATGATGATGTCAGAGCGAAGAGTCGCCATGATTCATCTCGGGAATTGGTTTACGGTGTGGGCGCAGCCCTTGCACCAGCGCAGCCGGTTGCGGATAGCTTAGCGTCCTGCAGCAGCTTTTAGCCGTTCGTACATATCACGATCGGTACGGAATAACCGTGACTGCTCGGTCAGGTTGAATGATTCCTGCGCAAATGGGTTCTTAATGCCTAGTGGCATCTCCCCACTGCTGCGACCTGATGGTGCACCACTGCCTTGCGGCTTGGGTTGCTTTTGCATCCATGCCGGCAGTGACTTGGCCCATTCGCTGACGGGTGTCCGCTGGTAACCATCGACTACCACAACGGTGCCATCAGGGTCGCGTTCGATCTGATCGCTGCTCAGCTTGGTCTTTAGCACCAAGTCGGGGTCGTGTACGATGTCGGCCAATGCAGTCACGGCTGGCGTGACGAGTTCAAGTTCACGGACGCGGCCTTCAAGTTCGGCAATGCGCTGGTCCTTCTGCGCCGTCGCCTCACGGAATTGTTGCTCCAGAGCTTGTCTTGCCTCGGAATATTTTCCTTGGGATTCAAGTTCAGCTTGCTCGGCACGTCGCTTGAACTCAAGTAGTTCATCGACATCAACGCCATCCGGTAGTTTCTTTGACTTAGCAGCACGCAATTCAGCAATCAGCTCTTGGTTCTTGCGTTCCAATGCTTCAACACTGCGTTGCAATGCTTCATTGTTGCCCCCGGTAGCCGCAGGCTCCTGGGCTTGTGTTTCGTCAGACATGGATAAGCCGCAGGCTTAATTACGCTGTCATCGTAATGGCGCGGCACGATTGTGTCAAAGCGTGAGTGGGACACCCCAGTTCGTCAACCATGGAATCAACTGATCAAGCAATGCCTTAATGCAATTGATCGCCACGAGGAGCTGTACCGCAAAACCGACAACGGCTGGCACGCTGCCAAGGCTCAGGACTTGCGGTGGTATATCTCTGAACTAAAGACTTGGATTCACGCGCAGGAGCGTGTTAGGTAATCATTTCCGCTTGGGTTTCTTGGCGGTCTTAGCCGCAGCCTTGAATGCAGCAGCGGTAGGACGACCCGATTCACCTTTGCGTGCCATGCGTTCGTTGCTGCCAGCTTCAATGCGCTTGCGCTTGGCTGCGATGTTGGCGTAGAGGCCAGGTTTCTTAGCCATCACTTTTTACCCTTTGGCTTGCGGGACTTTCCGGCTTTTGACAGCGCGATTGCGATTGCTTGCTTTTGCGGTTTGCCCGCCTTCATCTCCGCCTTGATGTTGGCTGAGATTACATCCTTTGATTTGCCTTTCTTCAACGGCATAACGCCACTCGCTAGGTTCACCCAGTTTAAGAAGGTCCGGCGATGCCCAAAACTGCGTGCCATCTTCGCGTTGGCATAGCACGGCATTAACCCATGCTTCGCCAATCAACGCTTCCACCGGATCACTGGTGATCAGGCCATTGGCAAAATGCCGAAGGCTAGGCAGGTCCATATCGTTTGCGGAGCTGCTCTAAGGTTAACTCTGAACCATCGTCGCGGACCAATTTGGCGATGGCAGCATCGGGGCCGTACTTATCCGCCAATCTACGGAAGTAGGGCGCCTTGCTGCCTAATGCCTGCTGTTGACGCGCCAGCACGTCTGCATTGGTTTCACCTGGCATCTTGTCTTTAAGCCATTTGCCGTATGTGGTGTTGATCGGCACTTGGCCGTCTTTGCTGGCGCGGGTTGCGGTGGTTGATGGCGGGAGGATGTCCGGGTCGATGATTGGTACGGTTGTCGAGCGGCAGTTGAAATGCTGCGGCGGCGTCGGCCCCTTGCCATATTCAAACTCTTTGCCATCTAATGCGCGGCAGATGGCGCTGGTGCGTGTGTCCAACGTGGCGACGTAGCGGTACTTCTTGGTAATGTCTTGGTTGGCTTCGTATACCTGCTGGCTGGCAGTATTGGCCACTTGGTTGATGCTGGTGCGCACCAGCGTGATGATCTGATTATCAGCAACGGCTGTCGCTTGCCCGCCTGCTGATACCAGTTGCCGGACGGTTTTGGCCTCCTCGCCAAATTGCAAGCTGCCAATCAGCCGCTTGGCAATATCTGGCGTGGTCTCACCAGTCAGCAGTCCTTGTCGCACCACCTGGCTAAACCGCTCAGCCTGATCGACGGCGACACCACGGAATGCCTTTGTAATTACCTCGCCATTGGGCAGCGTGATGGTTGCGCCTTGCGCTGCGGTCAGGCTGAATGTCTGCGGTGCGCCTTGCACTGCTGCAAATAGGTCATCGCTTAATGCGACTACATTGAGCTGCGTCGGGTCAGTTGTGACCACACTTTGCGCAAACTGCGGGCTGATCTCAACGGTGCGCACCGCATCACGGCTGCCCGCTGGCAACGCACGGCGCAACTGCTCGGTGACAAACTCGGATTGCAGCTCCGCCAATCCTTGCAGTTCCAGTGCGGTCAGCTCAGTTGCATCACCAGCCCAAGTGCCGAGGCTGTCTTTCAGTTGCGCCAAGATGCCACGCAACCTAGCCGCCTTGACTGGTGCAGCTAGATCATCAATGGCCCGCAATTGATTGACTGCATCAATGATGATGTCGTTATATGCATTGATAACACGCCGCGCCACGCTATTGCTATACCTGTTAAGGTCAATCGCATTGCGGTATAGCGACGCTGGTGTGCTCATTGGATAATGCCTAAATCCTTGGCGGCATACCCCGAGCGGATGCTTACATTGGCACCACGTTGCAATGCACTTGTAACAATTGCAGCAAATGCGTCATAGCCATTCTGGCCATCTTCCATCAGCACCATTTCATCAATCTCATCCGGCTTGCCATCGACATACCAGCTAACGCGGATGATCGCTAGGATCTCATCCGGCAGGTTGCTGACGTGATAATCAAGTTCCTGTTTCCTCGGCTTCCTCGGCCTCTTCGGTTCGATCATCACTGCTAAGTCGATTAACCAACTGATCAGGTTGTCTAGCAGGTTGTACATCCATCCCCGCATTAGCCGTGGCCTCCAGTTCTTCATCAACATCAAAGTCATCACCTAGCACCTCGCCATCAGACAATTGCTGCAGCAGGGTTTCTTGGGTGATGGTCCCTGCAGTGTAAAGCTGCAGCAGGCTGTTGATCTCCTGCGGCTCCAGCCTGGTGCCCATAAAGTCACGATTAACGCGGCAGCTACCAGCAGCTTCGTTTTGGCCAAGGTACTGCGCATGAAACTGCAGGCAGTTGTCGATCATGTCCTGCATGTTCTGCGCAATCACCATCATGGTGCTGTCGCCTTGGCTGCGGTTAATGCGCTTGGCTTCGGCGGTTTCAGCCGTCAGCTTCTGGCCCAGCACTGCCGACAGGCCAAGTTCATTGATCTGCATTGCAAGCGCTTCAAGCCGCTTGAACTGATATTCGTAGCTGGTGCCACCGGGTTCGATGTACTCAGCGCGGCCTTCAGCAGGAAATGCAATAGCTTCGCCCGGACCGGCAGACACCTCCTCGGCGCTACTGGGGAAACCGTAAAACGCCAGCATCGGCACTGCTGAGATGTGCAGTTGATTATCGAGGTCTGACTGGATCTGGTAGGTCTTGAGGTTCAGCTCTGCAATATCCTCCAGCGGTGGCCGTGACTCCATAAAACCAATGCGGTTAGCGTAGGCAATGCTGAATGGGATCTCGCTCAGGCTGGTGCGGCCCTCGTCAACAATTTGAAAGTCGCCCTTGTCGTCCTTTTGGTGGATCTGGTATTCACCAGGCGTTAGTACCCGCACCTGTTGCACTACCTTCTCGCCATACAAGCCATCGGGCACACTGGCCAGCTCCTGGAGCCGGAGCATGGTCAATTGCTGCTTGCCTTCGTTGGTTTCAGTGCGCCAACCAAGGATTTGGCGTGGCGTGTAATTCACCCAGTAGGGTCGACCCCCATCAGCCGGTGCATCCACCAATGTACCAACGTGGCCATAACGGACCATTTTGCGCGCGGTTTCATACGTCCAGACATTGAGGTCATTGCCATTTAGGTCAACATCAAACAACTGCTCGGTAATGGTGTCACTGGTATCAACCAGCCGCACCGGCTTGCGCGTCAACATGCCAGCCAGCAACCGCTCCAAGCGCTGGTAGTACGGCGGGCATACGCTGCGTGCTAGACGGTTGTCGTAGGACTCGTCTAGTTCGCGGGGCTCTTGCGGCAGGTAACGGCGATGCTTTTGCCGCATCCCAAAGGTGCCCTGCAGCAGGTCTTCAATCAGAATCCAATGCGCCTCTTGCGCATACCATGCAGTATTGGGGTCCTGTACACGGGTGACCTTACGCTCAGCCGTAGGGCGGTCGTAGTAATTGAAACCCGTGTACATGTGACCCCGTTACCGCATCAAGCTGCAGTCAGTGTAACGCTATTGCGGTTTACCTTGATCTCAAAGCCATCACCAGGTTTGAAGCCCATCTCGTCAAGGTAAGCACTGCCAACCATCAGGTTGCCGTTGAATTGCACCTTGGTTTTGTAGCTGAGCTTACGGCCCGGCTTCTTGGGTGTGGTCAGCTTGAGGCCTTTGGCTTCTAGCAGCGCTTCATAGAACTGCGTAAAGCAGAGCTTGTCGGCCTTGACGTAACCGCAAGCGCGGACGATATCGGATTTATTGCAGTCGCCAAGTTCCTTGACTTTGGCGAGCAGTTCAGCACCAGTGAGCATTTGGATAGTAAATGGTGGGCGGCTTTAATATAGCCTAATACCAGTCCCGCGTCCAGCGCCTGCGTGAAGTGGGTTGAACTCACGCCAGATGACATAGCCCAGCGCGTCGTTCATGTGGTCGTAGCCGGCATCTTTATCAGGATCGCCTTTCTCGTTGTAGCTCTGCAGCTCTAGGCACTCGATCACCTTGCGGCAGGTGGCGGCGATGGTGAGCCTGACTTGGCCTTTGCCGTTTTCCAGCAAAGCCTGAACAGCAGCCACCCGATCACGAACGGGAGGATTGCTGCGTGGTGATTGGTTGCTGAAGCCGTAGGACTCCAGGATCTGGATGTCGGTCTGACTTGCGTTGGTGCTGCGGTTGCCGCCGCTGGCGTCCGGATAGATGTACACCTGCCGCTGCGGATACCGCCGCTGGATCTCTTGCGCCAATGCGTCGGTGTCATGCGCGCCGCTGATCTCATCAATGACTAGCAGGCTGCTGCCTTGCCGGATGGCGATGACGGCAGACATGTTGCCAACGTTAAAGTCAACGCCAACCCTCAGCGGTTCGCGGCTGGTATCAGGCAGAATGGTGACTATGTGCTTGCTGCGGTCAAAGCGATCGTATACCTGACCAGTGGTCAGGTTGACAAACTCGCCGTCGAGGTATGCGCGCAGCAGTTGCGGATCGTAGTTGGCCTGCAGTCGCTCAATAAAGTCCGGCGGCAAGTGTGGGTTGTCAGCAGTGCGCATTTTGATCAGCTTGCGGTCGGTGCGCTGCTGAGCATCATCACTGCCGAATGTGTTCCACATCCAGCGGAAACCCTCTGGTGTGGATGCTGCTGCAAACTGCCGGACATTGCCCGAGCGCAAGCGACCAAGGATCTTTGGGAATGCTTTGTTGGCAATGACCGGCGTCACCGTGTCGATCTCGTCGGCCAATACCCAAGCAAGGTTCAAGCCAATGATGCGTGACCAGTTCTCAAAGCTGCGGCACAGGATTTTGGTGTCACCGTTTGGCAGGTGCAGCGTGTACTCCGGCAGTGGTGATGCGCGGAATGTATATGGGATGTCGTATGTCTCTAGGAAATCGTCAAAGTCGTTCTGCCAGATGTCGCGGATCAATGGGCCAGTGGGCTCCATCACGGCACCAATGAAGCCCTGATTAGCTGCAGCCAGCATTACCGCCTTGGCGCATAGCGCCCTGGTCTTGCCAGCGCCATAGCCAGCCGAGATGCCGATGATCTGCGTTGCGGTGTCATCCACAAACGCAAGCTGCCCAGGATGCAGGTCGCTGCGGATGCTGGTGACCAGCTCATCCATGGATGCCGCTGTTGGCATCTCCATAAAGCTAAGCAGCGGCGCATCTTCGCAGATGCTTGCGACGAGGCTCACGACATCTCAAATCGCAGCAACCGCGCTTGCTTTTCAAGCGCCATCAGCGCGGTTCCAAGTTGGTCTTTATCTGATGCTCTGCGCTCGTATTCTTGGGCTCGGGCTAACGCAGCTTCAAGCCACTGCGGACGCGCAAGCTCAGCATCAAGTGCTAGCAGCTTGCGCGCTTCAGCTAGGTAATCACGAACTTGGCGTTCAGTAATACCCCACTTTTCGGAACCGTACTGAACGATCTGATTATGGCTGTATGCGCGCAGAAGCAATCCGTAAACCTCGTTTACGCGGTTCTGGATTTCATCTTTGGAGCTTTTGCGCGCCATTGAATCAGTTACGAATTTGCACAGGCATTATCAGGTAAGTCTGATCTGATGCATTAGATGGCGTCAAGACTACAGGAGTTGTTGGGCCATTTGCTGACAGTGTAACGGATTCCGCCGAGCGGAATGCCTTGAGGCCATCGAGGAGGTAGTGGACATTAAATGCCCAGGCGCCAGATGCGGTGCCGGCGTAGGTGATGAGTTCCTTGCCATTACTGGCATCAGCTTCGGCGGTGATGGCAATGCTGCTGGGTGCGGCGGTGAGCTTGACGACGGAGTTGTGGGCCTCGGCAATGAGCGCGACGCGCTCTAGGCAGCGTGCAAAACGGTGACGGTCCAGGGTGATGACGTGCTCAAAGGTGGTGGGGATGAGCTTTGCCACGTCGGGGTAGGAGCCGTCAAGGATGCGGCTGTAGATGGTGATGCCATCGCCAGCGTCGATGACGGCTTGGCCATTGGCGGCTGCGATGCCGACGCTGCGGTCTTGCAGCAGCTTCATGGTGCTGGCTGGCAGGGTGAGGTTAACGCCATCGGGCAGGTCCACCGGCAGCCGCACCAGCCGGTGCCCGTCAGTGGCCTCCATGTAGCCATTGGCGAGGTGGATGCCCTGGAGAATGGCCTTGGATGCGTCGGTGCTGGCCGCCATGAGACAGGCACGCACGCCAGCGGTGATGTCCAAGTCAGCGCTAGGAGCCTCCACAGCAGGCATCACCGGGTAATCGGCTGCATCACACGCGGCAAGGCCGTAAGAGCCGCTGGAGGCGCTCACAGCGCCGTCTGCGATGGTCACAGGCTCGCCATCGTCCATGCGGCTTACAAGGCCAGCTAGGAGCCGATACGGCAATGCCACGGATCCAGCCGTATCGACTGCGGCTGGGATGGTGACGGTGATGCCGAGGTCAAGGTTGAAGCCGGTGATGGTGGCGGTGCCACGGGCAGCGGTGATGAGGCAGCAGTCAAGGATCGGATGTGAGCTGCGGATACCAACGGCTGGTGCGATGGTCCGAAGCGCGTGGTCGAGATCAACCTGCGATGTGATGAGCTTCATGGAGTGCGGCGATGATGTTGTTGTAATCGTCTTGAAAGCTGGCGACGAGTTCCATGGGGATGGGGACGCCGTCATCTTGTGCGTTGTCGCGGATGGCGGCGGCATATGCCAGCGCTTGGGTCATGCAGTCATGGAGCCGGTTGATCACCGGCGACTGCTTGGCGGGAATGTTGATCAAGTTTGGTGATGACATAAGCAACGAGATATTCCACCTGAAGGCGAGGCAGGTCACCGCGGGTAGCGGCAACAGCATCAGCCACGAGCGCATGGTAATCCACCGTGGTCAACCGTGCAATAGAGGCGCTTAACGCTCTGTCACGAATGAGCTGCGTGCGGGTGGTGCCAGCAAGTGCCGCCTGCTGCTCTAAGGCGGCGATGTCAGCGGGCTGAAAACGGACTTTGATCTCTTGCATAGGGGGTTTTGAGGTTAGACGGGGTTAGACGCCTTGCTATCACTGGCTTTGTCCGACCGTCTAACCAACCTAACCTCTTAAATAAAATAAGTAAATAGAGGGGGAGGGGGGGGGTACGGGGTAACTCTGTAAGGGAGGTGGGTCAGTCCGAAGGTTAGGCGGCCGAGAAACGCTGCAGCGCAAGGCGTCTGGCCGTCTAGCCCTTAGGTTGGTCGTCTAGCTGGTAGTACCAACGTCGTTTGCCGGATGATTCGCGGCGTTTGGTCCAACCCAGCTCCTTGAGGATGGATGCGACCTGCATCTGGTCCACCTTGGTCTGGCGCTCCATGGGCTTCTGGATGGCCTTGGCGAGGATCTCCTCAGAGGTCAATACCTCCATAGATCGACGGTCGGCGAGGTATGTGCAAATAGCTGAGCGCCACGGTGATTCGATCATGTAGGCATCATTTTCCTGCTGAACCGCAACTTCCATTGCAACCGGCAGGCGGCTAGTTTCACCGTTTCGATATGCCTGAACAGCAGCGGCCCAGATCGCGTCACGCTCCATGAGGAGCATTGCGGTGTTAATTTGATCGACTTGAGTTTTAGTCGTTGGGATCACCCAAAAACGACGGTTTCCGGTTTCATCAACTAGGAATCCGGTGGTCTTATTGGTGGTGCCAACAATAATGCCACGCCTGGGAAACGCCTCAACAGCTTTACCGTATGGCACCCGAAGTAGGTCAACGGCCTGCGATAGGAAGGCCTTAACTTGGCCAGCGTGCTTGCGATTGGTGATGTGATCTAGCTCCGCCCATTCCATAATCCAAGAACGGTGAAGCACCATCACATCGTCTTTGGTGCTGATGTCACCAAGGGCGTCGGAGTAGAACGGGCCACCGAGGCAGCCCCAGAAGCTGGACTTGTACGCGCCTTGATCGCCCATGATGACGCAAGCGGTGTCGTGCTTGTAGCCGGGGTCAAAGGCACGAGCGACAGCGCCGATCAGGGTGCGTTTCAGCATCTCGTCGTAGATGGTCGGGCCCTCCGGCTCGTCACCTGGACGGAGGTAGGCGGTGGCGAGGCCGTCGATGTATGCCGGCTCAACGTGCTGCTCGCAGTGGAGCAGGTATTCGGTGACTGGGTTGTAGGGGTTTTCATTGGCCACCTGCACCAGGCAGTCAATGGCCAGCTCCTTGCCGACCTTGTAGCCCATCTCGGCCAGCTTGAGGTAAAAGCGGTCAGCGCCGTCGATGACCTTGCCCTTGATCTCGATTTGCTGGGTGAACAGGTTGTAACGGATCTCATCGGACTGGCTGCGCAGAAGTGCCAAAAGCTCTGCGGTTTCCAGCTTTTCCGGTTTGGTGATGATCGGCGGCTTGTCGCCACCTGTATCCCCGGCGGATTTAGCGGCCACAGCGCGGCTTGGCTCACGACGCGAAGAGCGCCAGCCGTCCTTTTTGGCCATATCGCCAAGGGTGCCAAGGCTGATACCGGACTTCTTGAAGCTGCGCCACTTGCGCTGGCAGTCGCTGGGCTTGTGCTTGCCGGATTGGGCTGACCAGTGCTCCCAGTCATCAAGCAGGCTGTCATCGCCGACGCTATGGAGCGCCATGCCGACAGCTAGCCAGTCGTCATAGTCATCAGCGCGGGTACCCGAGAGCGATTCAAGGTATGACCGCGCCCTGGCTGCGTCGTCAGTGCCGGTGACCACCAGCAATGGCGCCGGCTCGGCTGCGGGTTTGAGCATCCGCTCGATTAGGCACAGTGGCGCTTCGGCTAGGTCGAGGTCTTCAGGGCTGTATTTAGCTACCCAGTGGTATCCGCTGGTGGTTGGGTGCGCGCCGGCAACAACGGACTGGCTGCCAGTCCAGCGGAGTTCGATCTGCTCAGGCTTGCCTTCAGAGTCGGTGACACCAGACTTGTATTTTCGCGTGGCAATGCCTGCCCAGTAGTGCTCGGGCACGCGGTAGATGACCTGAAACCTGCCGTCGCGGCCTGATGTGACGGTCCACGAACGCGGCAGCGAAGACATGGGGCAACCCCAGTCGCGCAGGATCGTGCTGGCGCTACGTCCATCGTGATCCAAAAACAGCAGCCCACCGGATGGCACACCGCAGCAGACGCCGATTGCCTTGGCATGACCGGCATCTAGTTCAGCCTGCAGGCCAGCCTTGTCCAGTGGCCGCTCTTGCCATTTGGCTTGGTATGGACGCTTCTGGCCATCGACAGCGACATAGCCCCACCCGTCTGGCAGGCGCGCAAGCTCTTTGGAGAGGGTCATCGCTTGGTTGCAGGGAGGATGCCACGTAGATGCAGGTCAAGCGACTGCTCCAGCAAAAGCCGTATGGCAGTGGCGCGACTCATGCGATCACCACGCCAAGAATCGAGGCGCTGTAGCTGATCGGCGGTGAGTCGTATATGGGTCGGATGGCTCAGTCGCACGGCATTGGGCAGGATGCTTGCACAGTGTAGCCGTCGCTGCTACGCTTGCAAGGCCAGACGGCTGCCATGACCTACAAAGACTTCCTAGCCTCAAAGTCCACTGCCTGCGCGCCTGCAGGATTTGACCCGCCGAGCTTTACAGCGCCGCTGTTTCCGTTTCAGCGGGACATCGTGACCATGGCCTGCCGCGTTGGCAGGTTCTGCATCTGGGCTGACTGCGGCATGGGCAAAACGGCCATGCAGCTGGAGTGGGCGCATCAGATACATCAGCACACTGGCGGCAACGTGCTGGTGCTGGCGCCGCTTGCGGTTGCCCATCAGACCGTGCGGGAGGGTGCCAAGTTTGGGATTGTCTGCAGCTTTGCGGCGACGCAAGTTGACGTAAAGCCCGGCATCACGATCACCAACTACGAGAAGCTCAGCCACTTTGATCCGGCCAGCTTTCAGGGCGTGGTGCTTGATGAGAGCAGCATCCTTAAGGCGTACACCGGCAAGATCCGCAACCAGATCATCGAGTCATTCAGCCAGACGCCATTCCGCCTAGCCTGCTCAGCCACGCCGGCACCGAACGATCACATGGAGCTGGGAAATCACGCCGAGTTCATTGGCGTGATGACCAGAACCGAAATGCTGGCCATGTTTTTTGTTCATGACGGCGGGGACACCGCTAAGTGGCGGCTGAAAGGTCACGCCAAGAGCAAGTTCTGGGAATGGGTCTGCAGTTGGGCGGTGACGATCCGTAAACCATCAGACCTTGGCTATGAGGATGGCAATTTTATCCTGCCGGAACTGCAGATCAGCGATTGCACAGTGGAGACACCGCGCGAGGCAATGGCGGATGATGCCGGCCAGATGGCACTGTTTGCCATGGAGGCGCGGACGTTGAATGACCAGCGGCAGGTGCGCAAGGCATCGCTGCAGATGCGGGTTGACGCTGCTGCAGCACTGGCCAACAGCAACGGCGAACAGTGGCTGGTGTGGTGCAATCTCAATGATGAATCCAAGGCGCTTACCGCTGCCATTGATGGCGCCGTTGAGGTGTGCGGCAGTGACAGCGATGACCACAAGCGGCAATCAGCTATCGACTTCCAAGATGGCAATATCCGAGTGCTGGTCAGCAAGCCCAGCATCTTTGGGTTTGGCCTCAATTTCCAGGGCTGCCACAATGTTGCATTTGTTGGATTAAGCCACAGCTATGAGGCCTTCTATCAAGCCATCCGCAGGTGCTGGCGATTTGGCCAGCAGCAACCAGTCAATGCGCACATCATCTACGACGTGGCAGAGGGTCGCGTCATTGAAAACATCCGCCGCAAAGAGGCGGACAGCATCGCCATGGCTGAATCCATGGTTGTCATCATGAAACAACAAACAATGGAACAACTCAAAAAGATCCAGCGTCAGGTCGCGCCTCACATCACAGAGCATCGGTCAGGCGACAACTGGGATCTGTACATGGGTGACTGCATCGAGAGCATTAAGCAGCTCGACTCTGACAGCATCCACTACAGCATCTTCAGCCCGCCATTTGCATCGCTGTACACCTACTCCAACAGCGACCGCGACATGGGCAACAGTCGCACCGAGCAGGAGTTCTTTGATCACTTTGCGTTTCTGGCAACAGAGTTGCATCGGGTGATGATGCCTGGCAGGTTGATCAGCTTTCACTGCATGAACCTGCCTAGCAGCAAAGAGCGCGATGGCTTTATTGGCGTCAAGGATTTCCGCGGCGACATGCTGCGGATCTTTCAAGCTGCTGGCTTTGTGTTCCATAGCGAGGTCTGCATCTGGAAAGATCCGGTCACTGCCATGCAACGCACCAAAGCGATCGGACTGCTTCATAAGCAGGTGCGTAAGGATTCAGCGTTGAGCCGTCAGGGCATCCCCGACTATCTGGTAACAGTGCGCAAGCTGGGCGACAATCCCGAGCCATGCGCCGGACCGTTTACGGAGTTTGCTGGCGAAAATCCACCACCTAAGTCAGGAGACAATATCAAAGACAGCATCAACATCTGGCAGCGGTATGCCAGCCCGGTATGGATGGACATCAACCCATCAGACACGTTGCAATATCGCAGTGCCCGCGCCAATGAAGACGAGCGGCACATCTGCCCACTGCAACTGGAGGTGATCCGCCGCGGGATGCAGCTATGGAGCAACCCTGGCGACGTGGTACTTAGCCCGTTTGCTGGTATTGGCAGTGAGGGCTACGTCAGCCTGCAGATGCAGCGCCGGTTCGTCGGCTTTGAGCTGAAGCCCAGCTACTTCAACTGCGCCGCTAAGAACTTGAGCATGGTGGAGTCGCATAAGCAGGGTGAGCTGGTATGAACCTCCGCCCCTACCAGCAACAGCTAGTAACCGACATCCGCCTGCAGTACCAGCTAGGCCACCGCAAGGTGCTGGCAGTGCTGCCGACTGGCGCTGGCAAGACCGTGTGCTTCAGCCACATCGCCCAATCCGCTGCCAAGAAAGGTAACCGCGTGCTGATCGCAGTACACCGTCAGGAGCTGCTGGATCAGGCGTGCCGCAGCCTGCCGATGCCGCATGGTGTGATCGCCGCCAACCGCAGCATGGACCTATCAGCAGCGGTGCAGGTCGCCAGCGTGCAAACCGTAGCCCGCAGGCTGCACAAGCTGCCGCGTGACTTCTTCCAGCTTGTCATTATCGACGAGGCACACCACAGCAATGCCGGCACGTGGGCCAAGGTGCTGGAACACTTCCAAAGTGCGCACGTCTTAGGCGTCACCGCGACTCCAATCAGGCTCGACGGTCGCGGCTTAGGCGAGCATTACCAAGCGATGGTGGAAGGCCCCAGTGCTGCATGGCTGACCGATAACGGCTACCTCGCCAGCGCCCGTGTGTTTGGGCCGCCGGGTTTTGATACCACCGGCCTGCGCAAGCGGATGGGCGACTTCGACACCCGCGAGGCTGAGCATCGGATCGGCACCATCATGGGCGACTGCCTGAGCCATTACCGCAAACACCTCGATGGCCAAACGGCAATTGCGTTTTGCTGTTCAGTGGCCCATGCCGAGGCAGTGGCAAGGTTATTTATGGGTGCCGGCATCCCAGCCGCCAGCATCGACGGCAGCATGACCAGCGAGCAACGGCGTGACCTGCTGCAGGCTCTAGGCACAGGCCGCATTAAGGTCCTGACTAGCTGCGCACTGATTGGTGAGGGCGTGGACGTGCCCAGCGTTGGCGGCTGCATCCTGCTGCGGCCTACCGCTAGCACCAGCCTGCACCTGCAGATGATCGGTCGCTGCCTGAGGCCATCACCGGGCAAAGCTGCTGCAGTGGTACTGGATCACGTCGGCAATACGCTGCGCCTTGGCCATCACCTAGAACCGCGTGAGTGGACGCTGGATGGCCTGGCCAAGCGTGACCGTGAGCAGGCGCCCAGTGTCAAGGTGTGCCCAGTGTGCTTTGCCACCAGCATGAGCGCTGCGCAGGTCTGCCGCGAGTGCGGGCATGTCTTTGCGCCACAGGAAACCAGGGAGCTGAAACAGGTCGATGGCGAGTTGGTTGAGGTTGATGCCCGCGAACGCAAGCGCGAGCAAGGCAGTGCTCAGTCACTGCAGGACCTGATTGCACTAGGCCAAAGCCGGGGGTACAAGAACGCGGTAGCGTGGGCAAAACACGTGATGTATGCCCGGTCGCAACGGGGGCGATAGCGAGCAACGCATCCAGCAGGAGATCCGGCTAGCCGTCAGCAAGGGTGATACCAGGGTCTTCCGCAATAACACCGGCACGCTGCGTGACGCCAATGGCCGCCCGGTGAGCTTCGGCCTATGCAAGGGCAGCGCTGACCTGATCGGCTGGCGCACCGTCACCATCACCCCAGAGATGGTGGGCCAGCAGGTGGCGGTGTTCACCAGTATTGAGGTCAAGACCGCTACCGGCAGGCTCCAGCCAGAGCAGCAGCAATGGCTCAATGCGGTGCAGACAGCAGGCGGGATTGCTGGTGTGGCTAGGTCCGTCGAGGATGCGTTACGGATTACGACACCGCAGGGTTGACGAGGGCGGCGCATGGTGTAGGATACGGGGACAGGAGGCGAGAGCTTCCACCCCAACCCGAGAACCATGACCGTTACCACCTTCCGCAGCTCCTACGGCACCTACAACGTGACTCGCGCCGTGCTGGCTTGCCAGCCCGAGATCAGCGCCGAGGGCACTACCACTCAAAACGTGCTGATCTTCGAAACGACTGATCAAACGGAGGCCGTGAGCATTGTCGGCAAGACTCTGTTTCTGCAGCCTGATGGCCGCACCTTTGAATCCAGCTACGACGGCCAGCGCCGCACCTCGCTCAAGCCTTGCGCTCGCAAGCAATACGCCCGCGCACTACAGCAGGGCTACAGCGCCAACATCGCGCTGATCTACTGACCCCCACGCGGCCAGCCGGAGCCGCGCCCAATCCGGCGTTTACCCCACACCGAGAACCATGACCGCCACGACCATTGCCCTGCTGCTAGCGCTGCTGCTATTGCCGCTGCTGGTATTGCTATGGGCAACAGAGAGCACCGAGCAACGCGTCAAGCGGCTGCGCAGCTACGGCTGGGCGCAGCGCCGCATTGCCGACCACCTCCATATCACCCGCTACCGCGTCCGCGTGGCGCTTGCATCATGATCACCAACCCTTGGATTAACCGCATCACCGCACTGGTAACGCTTGCGGCCATCTACGCCGCTGGTTATGCCGGTGGCCGCGATGCCGCCACGATGGCGCACCAGCATCAGCAGCAGCAACACGCCTGCCAGATCAAATGACTGACTCCGACATCTATTGGACACTCGCTACCGCCTGCCAGTACGGCGGCAGCTTTTATCAAGCCCTCGGCCAAGCTGGCATGAAGGCAGACCCCGGCAACAAACAACGCATCCTTGACGCATTCCCTGAAATGGTCGCCACTTACGGCACCGCCAGCAGGCTGCACCAAGGCCTACGCAGTGGGGCGATGGTATGACCAGCAACGATGAGTACCACGCCGACCCAGCCATCAGCGCCAGTCACCTGCACGCTGTTGCCGCCAGCCCCTACCACTACTGGAGCCGCTACCTCAACCCAGACCGTCCGCCATCGGTGCAAACGCCTGCGATGAAACTCGGCAGCCTGACCCATTGCGCAGTGCTGGAACCGGATGAGCTGAGCAAGCGGTATGGCATCTGCCTGCCGCGTAATACCAAAGCCGGCAAGGAAATGGAAGCCGAGATGCAAGCATCCGGCATCGAGGCTGTCACCAGCACCGACATGGAGCAAGCGCTGGCAATGGCCGCCAGCGTCCGCAGCCACCAGGCTGCTGCAGCGCTGCTGCGTGACGGCAAGGCAGAGCAGAGCTTCTGGTGGGATGACCTCCAGACCGGCCTGCGCTGCAAATGCCGCCCTGACTGGTACACCGGCAACACCATTGTGGACCTCAAGACCACGACGGATGCATCTCCGAGGGGCTTCGCTAAAAGCGTCGCGGCTTGGAGATACCACGTCCAGCAAAACCACTATCTCGCCGGCACGTTTGCAGAGCGGTTCATCTTCATCGCAGTGGAGAAGGCCTACCCGTATGCCGTCGGCGTGTACGAGCTGGATGCTGATGCCGTGCAATTTGGCGAATACGAACGCCGCAGCAACCTGCAGACCATTGCTGATTGCCGTGTCATCTCTGAATGGCCCGGTTACGGCAACACCATCCAACCGTTGAGCCTGCCCAAATGGGCGCTCAACGCTACCCCAACCATGACCTCCGATGACTTCTAGTTCACTTGCGCTCTGGACACCAGAGCAGACCCAACTAATCAGCACCACCATTGCGCCAGGGTGCAGCAATGACGAGCTGCGGCTATTTGCCTATGCCTGTCAGCGGACAGGATTGGATCCGTTTAGCAAGCAGATCTACGCCATCAAGCGTGGCGGCAAGATGACCATCCAAGCTGGCATCGACGGCCTGCGCAGCATCGCCGAGCGCACCGGGCAACTGGATGGCAGTGAGACGATGTGGTGCGGCGAAGATGGCCAATGGACAGACGTATGGCTCAGCAGCAAACCACCTGCCGCGGCCAAGACCACCATCTGGCGCAAGGGTGCCAGCCATCCATTCACTGGTGTTGCCCGCTTTGCTGACTACAACGCCGGCCAAGGCTTGTGGTCCAAGATGGGCGCGACGATGATTGCCAAATGCAGCGAGGCATTGGCGTTGCGCAAGGCCTTCCCTGCTGACCTGAGCGGCGTCTACAGCACCGATGAGATGGAGCAGGCTGTCGAGCCTGTCACCGTGACCGCCGTGCCAGCCGGTGATGACAAGGTGTTTACCGCTGGCAAGGCTGCCATTGCAAAGGCGACCAATATGGAAGCCCTTGCCAAGGTGACCGAGCGCATGGAAGCCCGCAAGGCTGACCTATCCAGCGAGCAGCAGGAAACCCTGCTGGCGCTTGCCTTGGAGAAAGAAGCCAGCTTTGCCACCACCGAGGAGGATCCGTTTGATGACTAGCCTCTCCCCCGCCGCGCAGGCGGTGCTGGATGCCAGCAATCTGCTTCTTGGCAAGGACTCCTACCTAATCCTCGCCGCCGCCCTGCGAGCTGCTGCACTGGTACCCAACATCGACCGCCTCAGGTTGCTCGCAATCGCCGACGAATTGGAGGGACAATGACTGAACCATACCTGACGACTGATCAGCTAGCAGCGCGTTGGGGGCTGAAACCAGCAGCCATTAAAAACCAACGCGCGCGCAACATCGGTCCTGGGTACTACACCATCCCACGTATTGGCTTTCCTGCTGGTACGCCACGAGTGCGGTATCCGCTAGCGCAAGTGCTGGCATTTGAAGAGTCCAATTCCATTACACCACTGACATGAGCCTCTACGCATCCGGCATCATTCGCATCATCACCGACCCACAACTGCGCACCTTTGACAGCGGCACCATGGTTGCCAACTTTGCAGGTGGCATCCAAGAAGGCAAGGACAAGGACGGCAACTGGATCAACAATGCAATCGACATTGAGGTTTGGGGCAAGTCAGCCGAGTTAATTGTTGATCGCTGCAAAAAAGGCGACAGCATCTTTGTAACCGGCAACATCCGCCGCCAAGAGTGGGCAGACAAGGAAACTGCTGCCAAACGCAGCAAGCATGTCTTCAGCGTGCAGCGGTTTGAGTTCCTGCCTCGTGGCGCTCAATCTGAGGAGGTGGCATTTTGATTAAATCTAGATTCCTTGATCTTGCTTACTCTATTGAAATTATTGCAGAAGCTATTGATGAAAACTTTGGGGAAGGATATGCAAAAGCGCATCCTGAGTTAATTGCGGCTCAAATACAAGGCGCTGCAATTCACCGGCTAGCCGATGCGATTGGCGAGGTCAAGAGATGAACGAAGCCACCATCAAAGCAGCCTTTGACGAGTGGTGGCGTGACAGCTATGGGGTGCCTCCGGGCACCCATGCCGTCATGACTCACACCGCTTTTGCTGCGCACCTGCTGACTCTATTGGAACTTATGCAGCCCGAACCAAACCAATGAACAAAGCACTGAATTCTGCTCTTGTCTGCGTGGCACTAGTCGTTACGCCTTGGCCTGCAATTGCCTCTGGCGGAAAGGATGACAACCGCAACGGCTCCCAGCAACAGACCAACAATCAGAGCAACAGCCAAACTAATAGCCAAACCGCTACCGCTACAACCGGCAGCAACGTCAACACCGTAAACATTTCCAGCGGAAGTGCTTCAGGGGGGTTGAGTTCCGTCTCTACCTCTAACACCAACAACTACATCGGCTATCCCGATTGGATCAATGTTGTCCCATCGCAATCCGGCGTCTCTGTTGACTCTGTGACCTGCCAAGGGCCAACTCTTACTGCCACCGCTTCGACGCTGACCACCAACTCTTACAGCAATCAGTACGGAGTACAAGGAGCTATCGGCTTCTCAGTGCCAATTGGTGGGCAGGCAGACTGCAACGCAGTACAAGCCGCAATCCGTAAGCGTGCTGTTGTTGAAAACAGCGTCAGGCTTGCCCTTGCCTGTAATCAACTGCAAGCCAGCGGGATCCAAGTGGATGTCGAAAAGTTCCCAGACCTTGCAATCTGTGCTTCCAAATGACCGACCCAATCAACCCTGACCACTACAAGCAAGGCGACATCGAGTGCATTGACGCGATCAGGGCCGCACTAGGCCCTGACGGGTTCAAAGCATACTGCAAAGGCCAGGTGATCAAGTACCTCTGGCGCGCTGAACATAAAGGCAGCCCAATGCAGGATTATTGCAAGGCCGAATGGTATTGCGATCGTCTAGCGGTTGATGCTGTATTCAACGAACCACTTAATGCGTTGTAGAACCTGCAAAAGCAAAAACACGAGGGTTACATGCACTGAGCATCAAGGCAACACAACCAAACGGTATTGCCGTTGCCTTGATTGCAAAGAGCGGTATATCACAGTTGAAACCTATTTGCACCCAATTACGGAAACGCATCCAAGGCAAATCAAGCGCGGCGAGGACAATAACCTCGCCGTTTTAACAGAGCAAAATGTACGTGACATCCGCCGCCTTGCACGGGATAACACCTACAAGGTGATTGCCAAGCAGTACGGCATCCATCCATCAACGGTTTACCGCATTGTCAATGGCAAGCGGTGGTCGCACATCAAGGATTAACCATGCCAGCACAGACAACAGTCTTAAATCCATCCGCCAGGGCAATGGCAGCCCGCAACCGGACGCTCAATATCCGGGTGACAGATGAAGAAATTGCAATGGCGCGGCATTTGGGCAATGGCAACGCTTCACATGGTTACCGCCTTGCAATTCGTTACATGTCCGAAAGGTCAATCCGTGGCATCCCATTAAGCACTATGCTGCGCGCTGCGGCTGAGATGGCTGCAGAGCTTGAACGTTCACCTAAACGCGGCGCAAAGCCGACAACACGATGATTCTCTGCGACACCGAGATCCAAGAATTGATTGCTGACCATGCCATGGTGCAGCACTACCAGCCAGAACTAGTCAACCCAGCGAGTTTGGATCTGCGTGTTGGCAATTTGATCATGCTTGAATCGGTCACATCACACCAGATGATCCCGCTGGACATCAGCGGCTATACCGTCGAGCACCCTTACGAGCTGGTGCCAGGGCAGTTCATCTTGGCGCAGACGATTGAGGTGTTCCACATGCCGGAGGACATTGCCGGGTTGTTCTTCCTTAAATCCAGCCGCGCACGCGAAGGCTACGAGAACCTGCACGCCGGTTACGCCGATCCTGGTTGGCATGGCAGTGCATTGACGCTGGAGTTGAAGAACGCACGGCAACTGCAGCCGCTGCCGATCTATCCAGGCCTCAAGATTGGGCAGATGGTGTTCTGGCGCATGAGCAGCAAGCCTGCCTTGAGCTACGCCGTGACGGGTAGCTACAACAACGACAGGTTAGTCTCTGCCAGCAAGCAATTCGCTAGCCGCTGTTCGATGCCATTCCTGGACGCTGCATGACCTCATCGCCTCTCGCGCCAGCCAGTGGATTTGCGACTTCTGGCTGGCTTCCTGCTCGGCTAGCAGCAGCGCATACTCCAGCAACCCATTCCAGTCGCCCTTGGCGTGTAGTGCTCGCAATGCGCTTGCATTGGCTGCACCGTGGAATTGTGCTTCCATTGTGTGAACCAAAGGATTACCCATGACTGATTCCATCAAGGACTACCTCAACGATATTGCCAAGCAAC